GTTCGTCTTTCGCCTGATCAATAAAAGGTACATTTCCGACTGAAGTCATGTGAGGTTCCATAACTGAAAGCGAGTTCGTCATTGTTTGTTCTGATTGTGTTTTTGTTGTTGTTGCGCTAGTCCTTGTTAGAACAGTAAAGTCGGACGAAACTTTACTGGTTGTTTGTTTTTTGATTCTTCGATGGGGCTGCCATCAAGGTGACCAACTGTGTAAATACACATACCTTGGCTTTGTATTTTTGAACTTTCGACCGTAGCTTCTACAGTGTTCCGTTCTTGAGTGTCAAGTGAGTCATTGGCTGCCAATGAGTTCTCGATACCCAGGTCAGCATGAAGAAATCCATCATCTGAGAAAAAGAAAGGGACGTCTTGCCCTCGCTTTAATGCTTTTCTTAGATCTTTTTGTGAATAATAACAATCTGGTGTTAAGGTTATTCTTTCTTCGCTTGCTAACGCTTTGATTTTTGTTGTCCATTCATCAAATGTGGTTTGTGGATGTAAACTCAATTCTCGAATTGATATGCGCATATTTAATGCCGTTTGCTGTCTCTTCTCCTCATATTGAAACATCTTAATTTTATCCCAATTAAGGGGCTCAAATATTGATGTTAGCTCTAACGGCGCATACCATATTCCATCTTCTCTCATAAACTTTCGTTTAAGAATTGATATTTGATCCATGGTTTTATATTCAAATTCTGCTCCATCCTTTGAATCTGTTGTGTAAACATGACCATATTTCTCCATCATTTTGGGCAACATTTCTGGCTGAATTACTTTAGCCAGTCTTTCTGAAAATGCGATAACGTTGTCATCTCCATAATACAGTGATCGATATTCGTCTATTAAATTTTCTTGAATACTAAAGGACTCTAAGGTACCAACTTCTTCTAAGATATTATATAAGACGAGATATACTAGACCTGCATTATAAAGCGTGTTCAAAATTGCAGTGAGGGGGTGTCCTGACGGATGTCCTCTCTCAATTTGAACAACCACATTTCCAAAAATTTGTTTGGATTCCAATAAATCTGTCCATATAGACAAACTCACTGGGTCATCAGTTCTTCCATAGCAATGTTCTAAGAAGGAATATATCGTCCAGAGAAAATCTCTGTTCAATGATCCATCAAAGTTGCTGAAATCTCCTGCTACAAACTGATGTGCATTTGGGGGGGAAACTTGTAAGAGTCTTCGTGCTGCATTGTCCCATTCCTGACTATAACAGTTTATTCCTACAAGTGATGAATTGTTAATCCTATTTTCCATTATATTTGCTGCCACATCCAAAAATTTCATTCTCATTACAATTGTTAATGCCAAAGGTGCTGCTGCAAAGCAGCGAGTTTTGCCTTGATCTACTTTCTCTATCAATCTAAGCTCATCTTTAGCGGTCACAACAAAATAAGC